TGGAATAAAATCTGGTAACTTGACTCCGGCAATCGACCTCGAAGCAGGGATGAAGACCGATGACCAATACAATGCCGATTGGTATTTAGAATGGCTACGCCTCACGGAAGAAGAGTGGGGGGTCAAGGGGATTGTATATACAGCCCGTTGGGCTTGGAACTTGTATATGCGTAACGCTTCCGAAGACTCACGCGACAAGTTTCTAGAATATCCCGTCTGGTGGGCGAACTATATTCGTCAGCGCCCGTTGGTAGGTCCCGAGGATCAGCTTCGAAATTGGCAAAAATGGGATGTATGGCAATACACTGGCTGGGGTGAGTGCCCCGGCGTTAAGGGAAATGTTGATTTAAACTGGATGGCCGGCAACCAACTGTGTAGCCTGCTTGTGCCATAAGGAGATACTATGAGTTCAGAAACCCGTAAGTTCCGCCGCAAGGGAGCGGCCAAGAACAAAAAGAAGGCCGAACAAGAGATGGCCACAAAAGTTGCTTTATTTGGAAAATTGCCCGATTATTGCTTGACTTGTGAAGAACCATTTGATAAAATGAATAAAGAACAAGTCACGTCCTGGAATGTGGTAGTAAACGAAAAGGAAGAACAAGTTCGCCTTTACTGTCCCAGTTGCTGGGAAAAAGCCCAAGAAATAATTAAAGATTTTAAGAAACACCTAGAGGAGAAGTATGAGCAACCCAAAACCTGAAGTATTCCAACTGGAAGACCCTGTTAATCACCCCAAACACTACAATATAAACTGGAAAGGCGAGAAGGCCATCGAAACTTTTGATTATATCAAATCATGGGAGATGAACTACGCCCAAGGTAATGTGATTAAATACGTTTCTCGGTATCCCTATAAAGGAAAATCGGTGGAAGATCTTAAAAAAGCCCGATGGTACCTGGACCAACTCATTGGCCAAGAGGAAACAAAAAGAGGGTCGGAGGGAAAAGCCAATGAGATTTGAAAAGGCGCTTACTTATGATGATGTTCTTCTCACTCCCCGCTATTCCCAGATTCGAAGCCGACAGGAGATCAATATTGGGAACACTCTAGATACAAACATTTGGCTCGATACTCCCATCATCTCCTCACCGATGGACACAGTGACTGAAGGAGAAATGGCGTACGCCATGGGCAGTCATGGCGGATTGGGAGTGATTCACCGCTATAACGATATCGATGAACAGGCGGGACTCGTGCGAGCCCTCTACGAATCCCTTAAAGAAACCAATACAACAACCGATCCCGCTATTGCCGCCGCAATTGGCGTGACTGGTCGGTTTCTCACCCGCGCCATCAGTCTATATGAAAATGGTGCCAATATTTTGTGTATCGATGTTGCACATGGCCACCACATTCTCGTCAAAGAGGCGATTGAAAAAATAAAAACGGAGCTTGGTAACGATATTCACTTGATGGCGGGGAATGTGGCCACTCTGGAAGCCTTTAACGATCTCGCCGATTGGGGCGCCGATAGCATTCGCTGTAATATTGGGGGAGGAAGCATATGTAGCACCCGTGTCCAAACGGGCCACGGTCGCCCAGGTCTACAGACAATTTTTGATTGCGCGCAGACAGATCGCGATGTTAAAATTATTGCCGATGGGGGTATCCGCACGAGTGGCGATATGGTTAAAGCCCTTGCCGCTGGTGCAGATTTTGTAATGCTGGGGTCTATGCTTGCGGGAACCGAAGAAACACCGGGTACCAAGTATGAAGATGGATCAGGGAACCTATTTAAGAAATATCGTGGAATGGCCAGCAAGGACGCACAAGTAACGTGGCGGGGGAATTATAGTTCCGACGAAGGTGTCAGCACGCAGGTTCCCTATAAAGGACCCGTTGAGCCTATTTTGAAAGACATTGTAAATGGCATTCGCTCGGGTTTCTCTTATTCGGGCGCCCGAGACATTTTAGAATTACAAACACGCGCCCAATTTGTACTTCAAACCAATGCTGGCTTACAGGAAAGCGGCACCCACATTTTATCCCGATGAAGTTTAAGCGCAAACCAAAGCCGAAGGATGCAAAGACCATCCAGTTCCCCTCTTTGGAGGAGCTTCATGTTAATTTATTGCTAAAACTTAAGTTTGATGACATTACAAAGTACTTCTTCTTTAACGAATGCATGAAGGCATACATCACGGAAGACCCCGACTTTATGCCCTTTTTACAGAAGATGAAGGAGAAGAGCATGTTGGCTCGCAAGTTTCGCAGTAAAAAGGCCAGCCAGCTACGAAAGAAAGAGCAAGAAATTAAAAACAAGTTTGCGCTAGATGTGCAAGACATAGAAGATATATTTGATATGATAGGAGAGGAGGGAATATGAAATTATGCGCAAGAGAGTGTCTGTTAAACAACGAAAGTTGTAGCAAAACCGATTGCCGTCAGTGGATGGAATACGAGGAAGATTTGAATTGCTGTCTCATCGCCGTAGAAAAGAATGGCAATATGACTTTAAACGAAGTAGGAAAGCGATTGAAGATATCTTACGTTCGCGTCAAGCAGATAGAAACCGAGGCCATTAATAAATTACAAAAAAAAGTAATTTAACTTGGGGCTTAACTAATTATTACAACCCATTATACCAGATGCATGACATCTAATACTTTAAGGAGAGAAACATGGACAGCAAGAAGAACCTTTTGAACGAAGCGACAGTCCGCCGTTTTATGAAATTGGCCGAACTGGAGCCACTCGTTAACCCCTTTGTCGAGAATATCGCACCCGAACCGGTGGTTACCGAGGACGAGGAAGATCCCACCCCTGAAGAGGCTGAATACGATGCCGCTTATGAGGACGAGGGCTTTGAAGCGGGCGAAGAAGCCGCCGAAGACGCAGATCTCGGCATGGAAGATGAAATAGAAGCCGCAGGCGCCGAAGCTGGCATGGAAGAGAAGGTTAAAGACTTCTTGGAAGATGTCGCCGCCGCAGCCACAAAGCACCTTGGCGTTGCAACCGAGGTTGAAACCGATACCGAGGAAGTTGAGGACGTCGCAGCTATGGACATTGACGCCGAGCAAGACATGGAATTGGACATCGCCGACATGGACGACACCGAAGTTGTGGACGTTGACGATGTAGAACTTCAAGAAACTGGCGCCAAACGCACCGGGGCAAGCAAGGGCGATAAAGGCAAGGACGCTGATGACCCCACAGCTCGCGATTACACCGACGGGGGAGATCGGAAAGACGATGAGTCTAAAACGCACCCGGGGCGTAAAGACTATATGGAAGAAGACAAACCTTTCACCGCTAAGAAAGAAAAACCCGGCGCCGACATGCGCAAAGGCGCGGAAAAGCGCGGCGCCGAGGGCACGAAAAAGAAAACTAGCGGCAAAGGTCGCGGCGAGAAGAAAGGTGATGATGCGTACGTTAACGAAGATAACGACCGTATCGCCGAGGAGATTACTCGACGAGTAATCGCACGTCTTCTCAATACTAAAGATTAAAAATTATACCAACTCTTGATATAATATTCTTGAGGTATTAGATGTCTGAATTCTTCTGGTTTCTTTTGGGTGCTTTGGTGTATAAGGTCCTACTCTCTCTCCTGGGCCTTAACCAGAAGCGCACTTTTCTCACTAAAATCAAGTACTTAGCGTTCCTGCTAATTGGAAGGGCTTATCAAGAGTTCCTTTTTATTCAGGAATTAAAGTACAAAGCCATCTCTCACACCTTGCAAGATGAGGAACAACTTAAACTTCACAAGAATAGCGACAAGGCTTTTTTAGATTCTTGGAAGAAAAGCGCAGTTCACAATTTAAACTCCTCGGTGCCTTTTATGTATCAAAACGCAATTGAAGTTGAAGATTGGGGGGATTTAATGCGGCTGATGGATACTTACTATAGGGAGAAAACGAGGAGATCCACCAGTGAAGAACGACAAAATCAAAAAGATGCTCATTGATCATGAGCTTATCACCTTTGACGAAAAGTTTGTCTACGCCGAACGCGCTTTCATGGCCCACTCAGCCGCTCAGTGGGGAATAGATAAGATAGCACGGAATGAGTTCTCTCAAAAACAAATCGACAATTTTGGCAAAATTCTTATGATGTACCTGAAGGGGCGCATCGACTTAAGTTGGCGAAATGGTCTCCTCACCTTACGAAAACTAGAAGAGGAGACACCGAATGTCTGATGAATTGCCCCCCGACGAGAGTGAAGAGACTCTCCCCTTTGAAGATGAAGAGGAAGAGCCTCCTGCGCAGAATGTCTTTCTTATAGATACGGGCAGCAAAGGCCCCAAGTTTCGAGCGGTGAGCTTGTTTGGAAATCTGGAAGAGGAAAGTCTAGCAGAGGCGGTACACACACTTGTGGCTTTGAATGAGGCAGCTATCGAGGAAAGCTCACGTTCAGACGACGAGACTGCAAAGCCCTCATTGCGATTTTATATTTCCACGTGGGGTGGTGATGTCCATGGAATGTTCGCCCTTTATGACCTTATGTGTTCCGTGAAAGAAGAGGTGGAAATCGAAACCATCGGCCTGGGAAAGGTTATGTCAGCGGGAGTGCTTCTCTTGGCAGCGGGGACCAAGGGGATGAGAGTCGTGGGGAAAAACACGCG